TTGATGAAACTATGCACGCTGAAAACATGATTAAATTGTTTCGTACATACATAGAAGAGAACAAAGAAATATGGAATGATGATCTCAAATCTCGTATATACACCATCGCAGAAAAAATGGTTGAACTTGAAGATAAGTTTATTGACCTCGCCTTTTCTATGGGCGCTATGGACGGTCTTTCTAGTGAAGATGTCAAAAAGTACATTCGTTATATTGCTGACAGGCGTCTTATATCTCTTGGTCTTAAAGGCATTTTTAAAGTAAAAAGAAATCCACTACCATGGGTTGAAGAAATGATTAACGCACCAATTCACGGCAACTTCTTTGAGAATCGTGTAACTGATTATGCCAAAGGTGCATTGTCTGGTGAATGGGGTAATGATGTTTGGGCTAAGGCCGCTTAATGTTAGAAATTATATACACACTAGTGGTAACACACATCACCATAATTTGTGTTACTTTATTTCTTCATAGAGGCCAAGCACACCGTGCCATCATCTTTCATCCCATTCTATCACACTTTATGCGTTTTTGGTTATGGCTGACAACAGGCATGGTCACTAAACAATGGGTTGCAATACATCGTAAACACCATCAAAGAAGTGACCTTGAAGGTGACCCGCATAGCCCACATGTATTTGGTTTTTGGAAAGTATTATTTAAGGGAGCATTTCTCTACAATGACGCAAGCAAAGATAAAGTCATGGTTGATACATATAGTGCTGGCACTCCTTCTGATTGGATGGAGCACAACATATACACTCCTCACAGTAGACTTGGCATTGGCATTCTCTTTGTGTTCAACATAATCGTATTTGGCTGGTGGGGTTTACTGATATGGGGTATTCAAATGATTTGGATCCCATTTTGGGCTGCAGGTGTTATAAATGGATTAGGTCATTGGTGGGGATATAAAAATGGTGAGACTAAAGAACATAGTCGCAACATTAGTCCTTGGGGTATTGTAATTGGTGGTGAAGAACTGCATAACAATCATCACCTATCGCCAGCCAGCCCTAAACTCAGTCGCAAATGGTTTGAGTTTGATATGGGATGGATGTGGTTGTCAATTTTTAGATTCTTAAAACTAGCGAAAGTGAGAGCATAAATGATTTTAACAAATTATCATTACAGATATTATAATCTGATGAAATGTATTATTGGTATATGGAGAAAAATTAGATGAGCTTTTTAGTTGCAAACACACCAAGAATTAGATGCTATATAAGAAAAGAATTTCTTTATAATTTCGAAAAAGGTTTTGGCGAATACTTACCTTGTATTTGGGTATCAATCAAATCAATGAGCCGTAGAGCATTCTTTATTGAATCATATTTGCCTGAATATGGCGCACTTTATGATAAATTACCTTTACATGCATATGTGTCACGTACAGATAACCTTGTACCTTCAAAGTTTTTGCCTCTAGATCATTTACAGATATGGGATTGTTTGTCGTATGACCTTACTGTAATACAAAAATCATTTCTGTTAAATCTAAGTGGTAAAGTTTATGCTAAAGATAAACAATGGTATCAAGGTAACTACATGTTTACTGTTGACAATTGTGCATCAGATGAACATCTAGATATGGGTGATAGTGAAAATCCAGAAGACCATAAATCATATAACTTTCTTGAACTAGACAACGGACAGTATGCGGCACAGCCAAACAACCGTTGCGTATTTCTTGATGCCGCAAGCAATCCAAAACAGCTGAAGTTTCCAGATTTTAAAGTTTGCACAAAAAAATACGTTATAGAACAAAATCCAAAATGGGCGATTGGTGATGCAGATACAGTAATGTACGAATAAAATAATAAGGAAATAAAAATGAAAAAAGTAATAAGATTTACAGCATCATGGTGTCAACCATGTAAGATGTTGGCTAAAACATTAGAAGATGTACACACCAACCTGCCAATAGAAGTTGTTGATATCGATAAAGATTCCGATACTGCAATTGAATATGGTATTCGTGGTGTGCCAACAATGGTAATGGTTGAAGATGGTGCTGTATTGAAACGCTTAGTCGGTATGCAAAACACAAAACAATTACAGGAATGGTTCAATGATTAAAAAAGCAACAGCAAGGTTGACAGATGAACGTACATCATTTAAACCTTTCAATTACCCTTGGGCTTATGATGCATGGTTGAAGCATGAGCAATCACATTGGTTACACACCGAGGTGCCAATGGCTGAAGATGTGAAAGATTGGAAAAAGAAACTATCTACAAGTGAGAAAAAGTTTTTGATCAACATTTTTAGATTCTTTACACAAGGTGATATTGACGTTGCAGGTGGTTATGTTAACAATTACTTACCTTATTTCCCTCAACCAGAAGTAAGAATGATGTTGTTAGGCTTTGCTGCTCGTGAAGCACTACATATTGCTGCTTATAGTCATTTGATTGAAACTCTTGGCCTGCCTGATACCACATACAACCAATTTATGGAATATCAGGAGATGAAGGACAAACATGATTATGTGATGAACATCTCAGGCCAAAATACTACAAAAGAAAATACAGCCACACACATTGCTGTGTTCTCTGCCTTCACAGAAGGTATGCAATTGTTTAGTTCTTTTGTGATGTTGTTGAATTTCCCACGTACAGGCAAGATGAAGGGCATGGGTCAGATTGTTACTTGGTCTATTGTTGATGAAACAATGCACGCTGAGAACATGATGAAACTATTTAAGACCTATATACAAGAAAATAATGAAATCTGGAATGATGACCTCAAATCTAGAATCTATGCCATTGCAGAACGAATGGTTGAACTTGAAGATAAATTTATTGATTTGGCATTTAGTAGTGGTGAGATGGAAGGTCTAACAGCTGATGAGTTGAAGAAATACATTCGATACATTGCTGATCGTAGATTGATTGGTCTTGGCATGAAAGGCATTTTTAAAGTTAAACGCAACCCACTACCATGGGTTGAAGAAATGATTAATGCACCAACACACACCAACTTCTTTGAGAACAGGTCAACAGACTACGCCAAGGCTGCACATACAGGCACTTGGGATGAGATATGGGCTCATTAAAGTTAGTGTTTAAAAAAGGATTAAAATGAAGAAATTACTAATTATTGCACTTATGGTGCCTTGTCTAGCATTAGCACAAGGCAAACAAAAACCTGGTGTAACTTATGATGCAGTATTGACCAGAGTGGTTGATGGTGATACTGTTGCGTTTCAAGCCAACTTTTTACCTGACCCATTGAAGAAAGAACTAAGTGTCCGTGTATTTGGTGTTGATACACCAGAGAAAGGCCATCGTGCCATGTGTCCTAGTGAGGCCGCAAAAGGTGAAGCTGCAAGTGCTTTCACTAAGGCGGCTGTGAATGCTTCAACTAAACGACAAATCGTATTGATGGATTGGGACAAGTATGGTGGCCGTGTACTTGGCGATGTAATACTTGATGGTAAAAGCTTGCGTCAAATGTTAATCACAAATGGCCATGCTCGTGAGTATTATGGTGAGGCCAAACAAAGTTGGTGTAACTAATGGCCTCATTACATCACGTATGCGGTAACTGTGATTCTGAATTTACAATTAAATATGATGTAGACAAATGCGAAGATGATCCTCATTTTTGTCCATTCTGTAGTGAGTACATACTGGAGAGTGAAACAGAAGATGAGGATGATTGAGTGTGGTTGTATAACAATATAGAATTTACAGAAGACATGGTTGGTAATTGGTTTGGATACGTCTACGAAATTACCAACCTAACGAATGGTCGCAAGTATGTGGGGAAGAAATTCTTTACACGAGCCGGCACAAAACAAATCAAAGGTAAAAAGAAAAAGGTTCGCCTGTCTTCTGGATGGGCGAACTATTGGTCTTCGTCCGAAGAATTAAAGGCTGATGTTAAAAAACTAGGAGAGGAAAACTTTTCACGTAAGATACTGTACCTATGCAAAAGTAGGTCAGAATGTTCATATAGAGAAACTAAGGAGATTTTTATCAACGATGCACTACTCAAAACGGAATATTACAATTCATGGGTATCTTGTAAAATACACAAGGCTCACGTATTAAATAAACTATGAAACATTGTAAAGAACCTGATTCGTTACCTAAGAGAAGGAAAACCATGGCTCGTAAGACAACTGCCAATACAATCATTGAAACCGAAAGAGTTTCAAGACCAAGCAATCACCTCAGACTGAGGCTTGATGACCTTAAAACATTTGACCCATTGACAGAGAATCAAAAACTATTCTTTGATGCATACAAACGAGGAGATTATTTTGTAGCACTTCATGGTGTAGCAGGTACAGGCAAAACATTCTGTGCGCTATACAAAG